CGTTGGTCTTGGTTCGTTCTCTTAGGCAAGGGACCGACTATGTAGGAGAGTTCCTCATGGGTTATCTTGCCCTCGTCCCCTTTCCAATGCTTGGTCAAAGGCTTTACCTCTTCGCAGGGAATACCTATGTGCTCGCACATCTGGAGAAGCAATATCCCGGTTTGCTGGTTACGACCTACATACTTGGCTATCCTCTCGCCGGATTTACCCCTAGCCTTATGGTAGTTGCTTTTTTCGTTAAGCCATCCGGCCTCGACAATGACCACTATGTCTACCCCCTTGTACCTCTCTCTCGCCTCCTTGATAAAGTCAATCAAGGAAGGGAAGGGGAGGCTTGTTAATATTATCTGTCTCGTGGAAGGAGACAGTACGCATACACCGGATTTATCTATGTCCGGGTCAACGGCTATCACCAATTCGTATCTTTTCTTTCCCATGGATTCCTCCTTTCTTTATCGTTTATTAGTAAGAATATGGCCAAGATCACTGCTATAAGTCCGAGTATTGCGGTGATAAGGTATATGGCCATTGTCAAGTGATCTAAATCTTGTATTGTTTCCATATTAAATATTTGTTATTCGTGATGGTAGCGGGACTCGAACCCGCATGAGTTGCTGAAATTCCAAATAGGAAAGGACAAAACTACATTCTCTCGATAGTCACAAACCTTAGCGTCTACCAATTCCGCCATACCACCGTGTTTGCCCCGCATATCCTCACGGACGGCGGGGATAATCATTCTAACCCAAATCTAATACCATGAAAAACACGAAACTTGCGTTATTATATCTCTATTATTACGATATCTGGAGCGATCTTTCTGATGGCATCCAGTTGCTCGTCAATCACTTTATTCTTGTATTCCTCAATGGCTTCATTTGCCCCAGCTGACACAAGGGATAGCGAAACGTCTCTTCCGTCCACATCAGCGTAAATCTCAACCTCGATTTCCTCACACGCAAAACCCTTGAAAAGTGGGATGTTCAACTTGAACGACCCCGGGAGATTGGAATCAACCACCTGCGAATAGTTATCGGTTCTGCTGCCATTCTCTTCCTTGCTTCGCTCTATGTCTTGGTTTACCTTTGCCTTGAAGTTTTTCAAGGCAGATACCAGCGTCATGTTTTCTGATTTGTCCTTGAAGAAGGCACGATGCATCTTGAAGAACTTGGATAACTTGATAGGTTCCCACTTCTTTTCCGCATTGATACCAAACTCAACCATTTCTTTGGACGGCTGTAATACTCCAGTAATACGGTTTCTATAGTAATCAGTCTCTTTGTCCACTAAAGATATTTCCATATCATCACGGTTTACCGTTATATTTGCCCGCTTTTGATCGATAAGCCCCACTCGTTTTTCGAGCCAACGCAAAGGGCTGTCAATCGTTCCTTCAATACCAACGGGAGTTGGTTCTTTCGGGTCGAGTGCTACGGGTGCTTTTCCTTCTCTCAATACTACTTCGATTGGTGCACCACTATAATCTTTCGGTACAACCACATTTAATTTGTTCTCACTCATGATTCTGTTCCTGTTTTACGATTAATATTAAAAATTGATTTCTGCATTTCTTGGGGTTGCATCCTCCGGAAATAGACAAGTTCGCCAGCACCATTATAATAATTGGCTTCCTTGTTCTCGTGATCAAGGAACTTATAGCACTTGTCCTTGATATCCTCGGATTTACGCTTGATCTGGTCAAGATATTTTGCTTTGGCCGTATTAAGCGGTTTTAGCCGTGATTTGTACGACTCCATCCAGTCCGCTTTCTCCTGTTCCAATTCGGCTATATCAATTGACGTGTCCGCTAGCTTGGTCTTGATCTCATTCAACTCGTCCTCGGTAAAAGGATGATTGTACCAGATCTCCTCGACGGCGTCGCATGAGTCCTCTAGGACTTGCGGCCTGTTTGATAAAGGCTCGTTTTGAGCGATGAATTTTTCCATATACTTTAATAATTAATATTATACTTTTTCCTGTCATATTGTGGGATATACCCCTTGCAAGGGGTGTTCCCATTAAATAAGACCGACTCTGGTCTTACAGTTTCCCCTTCTTTTTTAGACGGGTATTTCCAATGCTTTTGCCTTTGATGGCAGAGGCAATGCTTTTTAGAGCAAGCCTCATTGAGGCATAATATCAGTTCTTTCATCTTGGATTATTTTCTCGAGTTTCTTTAGATCCTTTTTGGCCAATCTTACGGTATCGGCTATCCTTGGTCTTCCCTTGGAATCCACGTGTTCTAGGATAACCGATAGATGGCGGGACAGTGTTTTAATGAAAGACTCGGATAGCTGGTACCTTTTAACCATGGCCGTTATTTTTTATAAAAACCTTGGAACCTTACGATACCTAGATACTCGGGAGATTTCATTAGTCCGTCCCCCATGCCGCCTAACGTCTCGGCTCCCGGCTCGTCAAGGACAACCTTGGAATCAATCTCCTTGGGTACACGGAAGCAAATCTGTACGGGGAAATTCACCTTAGCGTCTCCCGTGATCACGTTAACCGACGCTCTTTGCGTAGCCGCCATGATCCGGAACCCAAGCGATCGTCCCTTTTGTAGCAACATCTTCAGATTCTCCTCCAATGACTTTTCACGACCGACCGTGCGTAGTTCCATTTTAGGCTCGAGGAACCCGAAGGCGTTCTTTCGCTGGCCAACCTCGACCATTTCCTTTATGTCAAGTTCCGTTCCCGATCGGGAGGACGCTACCGCGTCGGCGAACTCATCGAACACCACCAGCGTTTTCCATGATGCCCTCGATTTAGCCCTTTCCTGCATATCCTGTACGAGCTCTTTCATCTTGGCCTCTATTTCTTCTATATCATTATAGACCTTTATGTATTTCTCGGAGGAATAATTACAGAACTCGTATTTCGGATCGAAAATTACGATGTCCCGGATACCGGCTAAGCGGGCGTATTCTATCGTGGATATGATACACACGGATTTACCGCTACCGGTAGCTCCGCAAATCAAGGCGTGAGGCGTGGAGTTGTTATCGAGATCCCACACCACGAGCCTTCCGAAGTTATCCGTTCCTATGGGAATCCTCATGCCGTCGATATACTTCTTGTCCCAGTACAAGGACTTGGTTCTTTTCTTCGGTGATTCTATGGAGAGGTAGGATTTTCCCTCATACACCATAAGCTCGTTACCCATCCTTATGGATGGCACGTCCAGTGCGTTCGCTATGTCTAGCTTGTATTTCATCACTGTCGTGATCTTTGTTCCAGCGGATACCTCTAGCAGATACGTGTCTGACGAGTACCCGTTAATCTCCTTGGCTACGTTCACGATCACCCCGAATGTCCGTAGGATATGTTCTATTTTCTCGCTGTTTGTCATATTACTATTGGATAAATCGTATTGAATGAATGAGGAAGCGTTCCTCTTGAACTCGGATATTACCTTGGGGTTTACCGATCCAAGGGAAGCGTCCCGTATTTTTTTCTGTCTCTTCGATATCAATTCCTTCTTTGACTCGGGCACGTTGAAATCATCGACCTCCGCTATCAGCGTCTTGGCCCAGAAATTATAAAGCTCGGCCCTGTCCACGAAGTTGTCGCTATCGTTGATCATGTACACGTAATCCGGATCGGACACGGCCTCTATCATCCTTTTTAGCGGCTCGTACAATATGGCCTCGTAAAGCTTCCTCGTGTCGTTATCGAGATTGATCACGAATTTCTTCAACTGGGAGGAGCCGTCCTTGTTTTTCGAGATCTTGTTCTCCACGAACCATACCTCGTCAACATTCTCCCCGAAGCGGGACTCATAGCACTTGACGTAGGTCATCGCCTGTTTCCCGCAGGTAAACGTTAGCTCCTCGTCATCGGTGAACTTGGCCCTTGACTTATGGTCTATGATGACCGTCCGACCGCTTTCCGTCCTTATCGCCAAGTCTAGCCTAGCGTGGCAGGGTAGGGGGATGTCCACCCCGTTTATCGTTACCCATTCCTCGCACCTTGATTCCACGGCGATTATCTCCTTGATACCGGAAAGATAGATATCCTTCTCCCCGTAGAAGTTATTGATAAGCCTCGTGGCGTTCTTGGTGGCCTCGATCTTGCATTCCTCTACGGTAGGTGTCGTTTTCTGTATCTTCCAATCATTCGGGTGTACCTCCTCTATGTATGAGAACGCTACCCTCTCCATTTCCGTGATCGGTATTATCTGCCCCTTGCGCTGTAGCTCCATGAAGAAATACTCCAAGGCCGAATGATAGGCGTTACCCGCTACCGTGCTGGAGGATGATCTGGATCTTTCCCGGTAAATCTCCCGTTTCTCGAACTCCTTCTCGTTCCGGGAGAAAGAGGCTACCTTGCTGTAACTCCAAGAGTCGATAAGGTAGTTTGATAAATGCTCCTCCAGCTCGGCGTTGGTATAGGATGAGTACTTGTTCATGGCATGTCCTCTTTGTTTTTGCCCTTAGACTGTCTCATCGCCTCCTTTTTTTGATCGACATCTTTCTTTGTCTCACGAATTGGAAGGATTAGATCGTTTACCGTGGTATCCCCGTCCTTTAACGCTTGTATGATCCCGATCAGCATGGCGATCTCGTCGGGGCCTATCTGATTGCTGGTCTGTTTGCCGCATAGCTTAATGACCTCCTCTTCCGTTATGGCGTATTCGTTCTTGAACTTGTTGATGATATTAGTTCTCGTTTTTAATATCTTGTCAGCGTCGGATAGATCCCCCGTGATGAATTTTTGGGCGGCTTGATAGACCCTGTCCACTATGGCCTTGGGGATAACGGCGAATACGGAATTGCGATAAGCTATGGAGTTGGCGGCGTTTCCCGTTACGGTAATCATGTCGTCTGAGTAACGTTTCCCCTTGCTATCCACTATGCTCCTGCGAACCTCGAACGCGGACGCTACATTTGTCTCCAGATCCCAGCATGTACCCCTGCTGATGATCTGCTTGTCCGTTATCTGGATAACCTTGGCCTCAGTCCTGATATTACCCCAATTGGATACGATTATCTTGGCGAGGTGTACGGATGGCCCAGTAATAGGTTTCCCTCCTCTTGGCAAGGCATAACTGCATGACCTTGCCGTGTCTTGATTCATCGTGGCCATTACCACGGAATTATCAATACTCCTTCTGATATCCCTAGGATATCTTTTCGCGGTCGCAACTTGTGAGTCCACGTTTGCTCTCTCAACCGCATCTACCTGTAAAATTTGTACTTCATGGCTTTCTGCTGGAAGTACCTCGTAACTGCTTGATTCCATGATTATTTATTTTGAATGATTTCCTTTACCAATATAAAGTGCTGGTTTCCCAATCTCGTTGATACCGATCGTCCTCGGATTCTGTTTCTTCCTCCCCGTCGTACTCCGGTTCGCCGTCGGGGTCTTTGATGTAGATGTCTCTCATGCGATCCTCCGATAAGCAATGCCTTGGGGCTATTGTATTTCTTTAAATACCCCTCCATCTAATTTGTAATATGTATCCGCCTTTATCTTCTCCCCGTCAACAAATTCCGTTTTTACGCAAACGGGGATATATCTTTGCTTTTTATCCGAATAAGACCATTCGGATAGTGTTATCCATGATCCTTTTGAGGCTTTTGCTACTGAGTTAATACCTGCGCACATGATGACACAGTCTTCGCCAGTGCTGTCAATCTGGGCATCGTTGCCGGACGAACCAATCTTGGCACCGTTGCCGGACGAACCAATCTTGGCACCGTTGCCGGACGAACCAATCTGGGCATCGTTGCCGGACGAACCAATCTGGGCACCGTAGCCGGACGAACCAATCTTGGCACCGTAGCCGGACGAACCAATCTGGGCATCGTTGCCGGACG